TGAACGGCGCAGAGCTTGCCGCCTGTCTCGGCGGCGCATCCTTCTCGGGGGCAATAGCCCCTTTCGGCGCGAAGTATCTGGTGGCGCCGCTGTCGGCTGACATCAGCCACGGCCCTCCACCACGGGCGTTACCGCCTCAGATCGCTCCTGCCGTTCAGCTGCCTCAAGAGCAAGCGTCGCCTGTTTCACCCATCGAACTCGGTAAGACGCGCCGATCGTCTCCCAGTCCTCGATATCGTTCCCGACCCGCGGTGCATTGAAGCGGTGGAGCGCGCGGGCTGCGGCGGTGATGCGCCGGCATGTTGCACACAGGAGGGAAGTGTCCACGTCGCCACCCATCTGTCCGCATAGTGAGCAGGTCGAGTTCGGGCGCACGTACGGGACGTTCGCCTCGGTCACTTACCGACCCCCGGGGTGAAAACGCCGCGGATGGCCGGCAGCATCATCAGCCAGAACGCCATCGGATTCCGAAGTCCGCCTCGCCTCATCCGGCCTCCAGCGCATCGAGGGCGAACTTGAGTCCGGCGATTTCACACTCGGTCTCGCTGATGTTGACCGAGGCGTCCCAGCAGCCGTGCCAGTCGGCCTCGGACTTCCGGAACGCCAGGTAGCCGACGTAGTTCGCGCGGACCTTCTCAAGTTCGGCGATGCGGGCGCGGATCTTGGCCGCCGGCTTCGGCGGTGGCTGCTGCTGAAGCGACGCGCTCGCCTGCGCGTTCGCGTACGGACTGCCGCATAGTTGGGCCAAGTCGCCGCCATATCCTTGCCCTTGGCTCATCCGCGCGGCCTCGGCATGGCCAGCAGTGACAGGAATACGACCAGCGAAATGGCCGTGGCGATCAGCGCGACCGGGTGAGCCTCGGCGAAGCTCACTGGCACGACTCCAGCGCCTCGACCCTTGCGCGCAGGTCTGACATCGCGGCGACGCCGCTAATCAGGCTGGCCGCTGCCAGGACAGCGCACGCAACAGAAGCTACGAACGTCGCGATGCGCAGGAAGCTTGCGAACGACACGAGGACAGCGTGCCAGATTGGCAACCGCTGTCAAGGCCACTCGCGCCAAAATGGCGCTAGCTATGTCAATTTGTCGCTACAGCCCCATGGCCTCGAGCATCCGGTTCGCCGATCCTACGAGTCCGCGCTGGTCGCTCGGGATCTTGCAGTCCTGCGCGTCGCCTGGGTCCTTGAAGTACCTGCCGTTGTGGCACGCGTTGTCAGACGTGCCGTCGTGCTCGAGCGAGGCCAGGTGCCCCAACTCGTGAGCCAGCGCCGTTTGGCTCATGGGGACGCCATTCTGCGTTGACAGGACCGCGGTGTCGTCAACGCGAAAGCCAAAGACGCATTCACCTTCAGGGTCGGTGATGCCTGGGTGGCAGCCGTCGTCAGGCGCGTACCAGTACACGGCCGGCGGGTGGCTGATGGCGAACGCCTTGACCACGAGTGCCGTCGCCTCATCGGCTCGCTCCGGAGCAGGAACAACCTTCGCCTGGTCCGGATGATATCCGCATCCGACCGCGGCCAGTAGCAGGACAACGCAAGTCTTCACGCGTCCACCTGGGGGAGTTTTGTAGCCGTTGACACGCGCCGCTTTCTGGGCTCGGTCTCGACGATGCCGGGAGGGCGCCCTAGCCGGTGGCCAGCGGCCTTCCGTGCCGCCAGCGCCGCCTTGGTCCGCAGGCCGATCATCCGCCTCTCGAACCGCGCCACCCCGTCCAGGATGTGGCGGATCAGCTCGGACGCAGGGTCAGTCTCGTTGTTGCCGTCGGCGCAGACCACGGACGCGCCAAGCTTCTCAAGAGACCGTTCGGTCAGCATGGCCACGAGCGGGTCGCGACTGAACCTGTCCCGCTTGGCCACGATGAGGTACCGGGCGCCGAGTCTGGCCACGTCGTCAGAGGCAGCCTGTAGCCCGTACCGCTCCTCGAACGGCGCCCCTCCGGACACGATCTCGGTGTGCCAGGATATGACTTCGATGTCGTGGTTGGCGGCGTAGGCAGAGATGGCGGCGCGTTGGGCGTCCAGGCCGAGCTGCTGCTTTTCGGTCGAGACGCGCAGGAGAGCTACGGCATGTTCGCTTGGCATAGATACGGGTGTATCTGATTACCGCGTTGGCGTCAAGTACACGCTACTTGTCCTTGTCCCATCCTGGCGTGGCGCGAAAGCCGTTATGGGAGTTAGCAACCACGGAAGCCATCTGGCACTCGTTGCAAAACACGGCGACTCCGTCATCGACTCCGCATCGTAGCGTTCCAAGGCGACCGTCACGCCTGCGCGCCTCGGTTGGCTTACCGCACCCGCGGCCATCCATCTTCACGCCGGGACCAACGTCGAGCACCTCAGCAAGCGCGGCATGAAATGCGGCGACGTCCGGGTTGTCATCCATGCCGAGAGTGTACCATCTGTCAAGTACACGATTGTCACCAATTGTAATTTCTTCGCTGACCCACTGGAACCTGACGCGCCGCACGTGATAACCCGTTAGGGCTACTTGTCTAACAGAGGCGACCGCCAGAAGGCCATCCGGATCCGGAGGAAGCGAACTTGGCTCAGGCTCGGACCTCGACTCAGCGCACCGGCCGCCGAATCATCGTTTCGGACGCCGTCAGTGCTCGAGCTCCTCGACTCAACCGACGGCCTCCACTTCTGCCGGCTCGGCTTGCATCGGAGCCACCTCGGGTAGCGTGGTCCGTCTTCGCTGTTGAGCCAGACGGCAAGTACCGCCGCATCGAGACCTGCCACTCGGCGCAAAGGGCCCTCGACCGCGCCCGCCAGCTCTGGTCCGCCGAACAGGACCGAGACGGCCCGCTCGCCTACGCCGCCGGCCTGTGGCGACCGTCAACTGAGCTCGCCGAACAGGAGGTCCGCGAGGTCAACCGCTGGATCCTCGACGGCAGGCCGAAGCCGTGGGACTACGACTGAGCCGTCAAGTACACGGCAGTTGGGGGAATTTTGGAAGGGGACGGGGGAATCAGGCCCGAGCCTTGTCGCACGCCGCAGTAAACCGTGCCGGGCACCAGGCGACCGAGCATGGTCCGATGTCGTAACAGACGTCGTGCCGCTGCGCGCTCATATTCCATCGCCTCCTGGCGTCACGAGACCGCGTCTGCAGGTTCTTGCCCATCCCCTCAGGTCCGCTGGCGTGGCACTCCAGGCAGCAAACGAAGTTGCGCTTCACGAGCCCGTTGTCGACCTGCATGATTTCGTGGCCACCGCAGAACGGGCAGGCCTTCAGCTTCTTCATGTCAAGCACACTCCTGTTTGGCTGATTTTCGAATGGGGGTGGGTATAGGGGATTTTTCTCACCCGGCTTTTGGGGGAGGGGGTGGGGGTCATCGGACGGCAACTACCGCCAGCCGCTGTGTAGCGAACTGCCACAGTGCTGTAGCGTTACGCCACACTGAACACCGTGCCTTGACAGAAACGCTCGTATCTATCGCTGCTTGTCGCGCTCAGCTGCCACTAGCCGCGCGAGTATAGCAGCCTGCCAACTACGCGCAGTTACACCGCTCTTGCGAGCAATGGCCAGTAGCTCCTCGGCATTCTGGATCTTCGCCGTAGCACGGCGCTGGGCACGTGCCAGGCGCTTGGTAGCACGACGGGCGACCTGGCCGGGCGTTAGGTTAATCGCGGCGCCGACCTCTCCATCCGTATCCAACCTCACCAAAGACCGTCTCAAGGTGTGTGGCAAAACGCCCCACTCCGATCAATCGATGGGGCAGAACGCGTCACTGGTGTGGCAAAGCGCCACAGTCACTTGCGCCACCTGCCGACCGCGTCGATGAGCGCGAGGCCGAAAACGACCACAAGAATCGTCCCGGCCACCATGTGCTTGTCCCACCAGTCGAATAGCGTCATCGGTCCTCCCTCGCTCTCGTCGTCCCTCGCGTCATGTGCGGCCGATCGGAGGCTCGTCGCTGGCTGGCGCCGTGGTCGGCCTTGGAAGCCACATCGAATCGTCCAGCCCGAACACCTGCAACATGGCTGTCCCGTCCGCCGGCCAGTAGGTGGCTTCCACCCTGACCCGCTTGAGAGCGGAGTCGATGAGCCTGCCGTCCCGCAACGTCGCCAATAGGTCGTTGGCAGCGTCAACCATGTACTTGGCGTCAGCATGGATGAAGACGTGCGGCTCGCGCAGCGTGGTCTCGTCAGCGGTACCGGCCTCGAACTTTGAGCGGCCATCACCAGAATCGGTGGTCTCGTAGTTCCACGACGATCCCCACTCGCGCAGCCGCCGTACGGTTTTCGCGATACCCGGATCGAGCGCGCTGCCGTCGCTGTCCTGCTTCCTCACGGCCGCCCCGCAATCTCCCAGCACACCTCGCGGCACTTCCCGAGATGGCCTGGGCGCAGGTTGCAGGTGGCGACGACCGTGCCGTCGGCTGTCTTGATGGGGGCGTTGCAGGTTGGCTCGGGCGTCACGGCTGCACCGGCAACGCGCGGATCGCCGCCACAATGCGGTCGGTGGTAGCGGCGGCGGTGTGGTCGTAGAAGCCTTCCGCGCCGGCGTCGATCGCAGCCAGCGCCGCAGCCTCCCGCACCTCCTCGCGCGCTCGCTTGGCTACCCACTCGAACTCCTGCATGCACCCTCCCTCGCCTGTTGCGCACCCGCAATCTGGCATGTCAGACAGCAGCTCCAATGCAGTCATCATCGTTTCCTCCTATCGCGTTGCCACCTGCCGTCGGCGTCGCGCACCCACGGGCCGAACTCGCGGGCAAGCCGATCTTTCATGGGCTCGATGTGGTCGCGCTCGACCATCCAGTCCGCAACGCTCCTGGTGTCCGTCGGCGTACTCACGCCGTTCACCTGTCTCGGGTCCGACTCAGCCGGGTAGACGCGCGCCGGCTTCGCGCGCTTGGCCTTCACGCATCCTCATTGGGCGGCCAGTTGCCGAGGGCAAGCTGCTTGTGCGCCTCGTTCTTCGCCAACCACATCAGTTCGATGGCCAGCGGTCGCATCGAGTATCGCTCGACGATATGCGCGACGATCACGCCGTCGTCGCGGTGCAGGCAACCGATGACCACGTCCGGCCTGCCTTCGCAGGTAGCCACGACCTGCGTCCCGCCGTGCTCGCACTTCATTTCACCAGCTCCCGTCTCCGCGTCACCGTCGTCTCGTCGGCCGCGGTGTCGTCGTCGATGACCAGCCTGTACAACACGCCGCGCTCGATGTCGCACCACAGGCAGTTACCGTCCTCGCTCCATGGCCATTCAACCGGGTCGTCCGAAAGCGCGAACGTAGGCACACCAACGCGTCCGCACGGACACGGCCCGCCTGGACCTAGCACGATGGCGAGCGAGCCGGGAATGTCCGACCACCGAAGCGAGTCTCCAGGCTTCACCTCGGAGCTGTCCGTCACCATCTTCCACGGGCCGCGCGTCATGGCTGGCCGTCCTCGGTCGGCTTCACGTGTTTCCCGGCAAGCGCGCATTCATCCGAGCAGAACCACACCAGTCCGCACGGTGGCAATCGCACCTCCCCCGCCAGCCCGTCGAGCGCCAGGCGTTCGAGGTAGTCGAGCACGGCACCTCCGTCCCAGTTCAACAGCTTCGACGTAGACACCGCTGAACTGTTCATGTCGGTACGTGCCACCTCGACGTCCGCGAGCAACCGGCGAAGTGCGTCAGCGGCGGTCATGGCGTCGGCTCCGTCGGGAGCGCGCGGATTTCCTCGGAAAGCACGTCAATCACGACACGTGATGAAGAAGGAAGTCCAGCTGCATCGTTGAGATGCTGCGCCGCCATCCCGTACGCCTCTTCCCGCGCTCGACGGGCGACCAGTTTGAGGTCGTGGTCGCAGCCCATGCCACCGAAGCACTTCATGCAGCCATCATCCCCCAGCAACTCCAGCGCCGTCTTGAGCTTCATCGCTTCTCTCCGGTGATGTGGTAGAGCGTCTCGACTCGATTGATTAGCTCCTCGTCCTCGATGAAGTAGACGTCATCCTCTGTCGTCACGTTGGCGATGATCTGCCCGAGGCGAGCGTCCGGATTGCGTTGCCACACTTCGCGTATCCGCTGCAAGGTCGGTTCTATTCGCGCCGGGTCTCTCACTTCGTCCTCGCTTTCTTCGGCGCGCGAGTTGCGGCGTCGATGGCTGCAATCGGCCCGACAAGTTCGTCGGCGGCAATGATGTGCTCGTGCCGCCGCAGGTACTCCTCTGTGTCGCGAATGGCCGACAAGTGCGGCGCGATCAGCCGGCGAATCCGCCGCCGCTCGCGTTCGACCAGCCGTTTGTCGCGCAGTCGACGCATCATCTCCAGCCTTGCCTGTTCACGTGTCGTCACAGCCCAGCCTCCCGCAGCGCAGCCTTAATCGACGGTGCCAGCGCGAATTCGTGCTCTCGGCAGTCGACCGCCGCGTCCGCGACTTTGCGCAACGCCAGCAGCTCGGCGCGTACGGCATCGCCCAGCAGCGACCGCCTGTCGTCGGTCACGTCGCTGGCGCACATCGCGGTCATTCGATCCAGTTCGTCATCCGTCACGCGCGTCATCGTCGTCTCCTCGTCGAATTCCATTGACCTTCCCATGAACGCCTCGGCCCGCGCCTGACGCTCTAGCCTCACGTTCGGATCTGCCCACAGCGCGCGCTGGTTCACATCCATCTCCCGTCATCATCTTCCTGCGCGACCTGGTCGTCACGGAAGCTAGTCGTTTGCCCATTCCACAGCACTGGAGCCACGCCAACCGGACCGCCGCGCTGCTTGGCTATGGCGATCTCAGCGACCGAGCCATTGCGCCATGGGAACAGCACCGTATCCGCGTTCTGCTCGATCTCTCCAGAGTCGCGCAGGTTCGATAGCACAGGCTTCTCGGGCGGGCCGTTCTCGACGTTCTTCCGGTTGAGCTGCGCGCACACCAACATTCCGGCCTTCGCGTCGCCTGCCAGTATCTTCAGGTCACGCGACCAACCACCTACCTCCTGCTGGCGGTTCTCTGCCTTGCCCTTCGACCGAATCAGCCCCAGGTAGTCGACCACCACCAGTGCTCGCGGCCCCGGGTTGCGGTCGCGCCACCTGATGGTCTCCGATGCGATCTGGTCAATGGTCAGCTTCCGGTCGTCGATGAACATCGGCCAGGACATCTCTTTCGAAGCCGCCTGAACCCGCTTCCATGAGACCAGGTCGAGGCCTCCGGACATGGCGATGCGCGCGCCGTCTATGCCAGACACGTAGGAAAGCGCCCTGTCGAGCAGCTCCGAAGCCATCATCTCGAGACTGAACACGAGCACCGGCACGCCAGCCCTTGACGCCTCAATGGCCCACTGAAGGGCGAGGGACGTCTTCCCCATGCCTGGGTTCGCGCCAACCACAACCTCCTGTCCCATGGCGATGCCGCCAAGGAGCTTCTTGTCAAGGCCACGAAGGCCAGACGGGACCCTGGCTTCGCTCTTGGCTGCTTGGCGTGCCTCCAGGGCGTCGAGATACCCGGGAAGCCTGTCCCCCAAGGAAATCGGTCCGCCGCGCTCTAATCGCAAGCCAGAGAGTGACACGCGCAGATCTGCGGTGACATCGTCCGCAGGCTCACGGGCTGCCCTGCTCATGGCGTCAGCGCACGAGGTAATCAGGCTACGGGATGCCGACCTCGCCCTGACCACGCCGACGTAATGCTGGACCGATGTCGCCGTCGGGACGCAATTGCTCAGTTTGAGCAGATACGCGTCCTCGCCTTCTAGGCCTGCCATCTTCCCACGAAGACGAAGCTCGGCCGCCACCGTGAGTATGTCGACCGTCGACCGCCAAGCCGACAGGTCCAGCATCACCGAGAAGATCTCGCGGTGCGCCGGTAGCACGAAGTCATCAACCTCGAGCTCGCCAAGGACGTCAGACAGGCGCTCTCGGATCAGGATGCAGCCAAGCACGGCGCGCTCGGCGTCAATGTCAGCGGGGAGTTCCATCACATGTCATCCCCGGTCGAGGACCGCCAGCCAGCAACAGCGCGTAGCTTGGGCTCGTACGGAACCCAGGTTTGCTGGTGGTACCCAGCGTTGAACCAACCAGACAGGTCCTTCAGGTACCCCCTTGCCACACGCTCAGAAAGCATGTAAGCACCCCAAGTCGCGGCGAGCTCTCCCCAGGGCGGAGATCCTGCTTTCTTCCACGCAGTGAACGCAGCTTTCTTGCCTCCCTTACCGCCGGTCCCAGCCCATACGGCCTCGAAAGAGTCCGGATACTTAAACCGCGCCCGCGGATCAGGATCTCGATCGCTGTAGGATCCGGATCTGCTGATAGGATCCGGATACGGATCGGATCCTGAAGACAGATCCCCCCCTACCCCCCAACCGTTGGCTACAGTTGGGGGGTGGTTGCCGGTTGTTGGCGGTGGTTGGCTGTCGGTTGCGGGCTGGTTACGGGCAACCGAAGAGCCCCAGCGAACCTTGAGGTTGCGCTCCTCTGACACCCACCTAGTCCCACACGACTGGCAATTACGGTACCGTTGGCGTACGCCAACTCCGATGATCGTCTTGATCACCTTTGACTCTCCGTTGCAGTCAGGGCAGTTCATCGGTTATCGCCTCAGCCTGTACGAGAACGACCGCTCGCCACGCTCCATGACGCCGGGCCCGAGTTGGTCAGCGACGTCGAGCAGGACCGCCGCGAGCTCCTGCGCCTGGTCTCGAGACAGCGGCACGCTGATGCTTCCAGGCGTGGGCCGCTCGCCACCGACGAACACGGTCATGTAGCAACCGTCTCCGTGCCGCTCGAACACGTCGATGCGGTGAATGGTGAGCCCGCCGATCTTGTCGTTGACGTGGATGGCCATCACCGTCTCCCGGTATGGCCAAACCCTCGCTCGCCCCGCGCCGTCTCGCTAAGCTGCTCGACGCGGACCAGTTCGACGCGCTCGACCGGCGCGATTACGAGCTGGGCGATGCGGTCGCCCTTGCGAAGGGTGATTGATGAGTAGCAGTTCGTCCCTGGTTGATCAATGTTGGTCAGTACAACGCGCAACTCTCCTCGATAGTCTGAGTCGATGGTTCCGAAGTGACCGACGATTCCATTGGCAGACAGCGACGATCTCGGCCTGATGTGCCCTTCATGGCCGGGCGGAATCTCTACGGCGATACCTGTGCCGACGATGACGGTCTTTCCGTTCCATATTTGAGCATCTTCGGACAGGCACAGGTCGATTCCGGACGCGCCGGCCGTTTGGTACGCTGGATGCGGCACGTCGGCGAGCAGCTTGTAGCGGAGGGTCGTCATGGCATTACCTCAATGAACGCTCGGACGAATTCAGTCGCTTGCGGAGCGACGATGGCGTTTCCGTAGGCGCGAAGTTTCCCCACGTCTCCGGGAGACCTTGCAGCCAGCGGGGCAACTCCGGGTTTAGTTGGCCGGTGCTTGCCGTCGAGGCAGTAGATCCACTCGGCGTCGGCCCAGTAGCCATTGACAGCGCCGCCAGGTTCGGATTGCCGCGCTTGTACCTCTTCGGACGCGTTTCCCGTTCCGATGCCATCGGCGTTGGCCATGCGGCGAGCTTCGCTTGATGCGCCAGCGCGGTCACCGACACACCTATCGACTTGCCTGTCGACACTGCCGCTCGCTTCCTGGCGAGCTCTCCCTCTGCGTCCCCGCCCGGCTCCGTCGCTGTCGGCGTTCCCCACCCCGCCAGCTTCGCCGCCCCAGGCAGCTTCAGAAAAATCACGTCGTGCGTCTTGCCGTAGCAGTGAGTGCTCCCCGTTCCATCGTTTCGCATCGGCGTCGGCCACCCAGTAGAGTCGCTGTCTGATGTGCGGCGCGCCGTACCCCGCAGCGCAGGTATCGACCGCCCCGACGGCGTAGCCCGCTCCTTCCAAGTCAGCTTGAACAACGTCGAGCCAAGCGAGTGCGTCACGACTCGCAACCTGTTCGCCAAACACGACGCCAGGACGGCGCTCGGCGATGAGTCGAAAGAACTCTGGCCAAAGATGCCGCTCGTCTTTGATTCCATGTTTGCGTCCGGCATCGCTGAAGGGCTGACAAGGACACGAACCCGTCCAGACCGGCGCTTCGTCGCTCCATCCAGCAGAGCGGAGAGCGCATGACCAGACTCCGATTCCTGCGAAGAAGTGACACTGTCCGTAGCCCACAAGGTCAGTTGCATTGACTTCCTCGATGCTTCGCTCGTCGACATCGCCAGGGGCGATACGGTCGGCCGCAATCAAATTGCGCAGCCACTGTGCGGCGAACGGGTCAATCTCGTTGTAATAGGCGGGCACTACGGCAAACCCTTCGCGACCAGAACGGCCAGCATGCCGAGCATCACGGCCAGTAGATTCAGCCAGCGGACGGGCGGGAGAGGCGGGCGGGTCATGGCTCGTCACCCTCTTCCGGGTACGGCCGCAGCTCGATCGTGTAGTTCTCCATGACCGGGACGGCCTTGCTGGGCGTAGACCATTCCCAATCGCCACCGCCAGGGCCGCTAGTGTCGAGCGCAACATCGCCGCGCTCTCTTCGGCCTTCGTTGAACTCGTACTCGCCTCCTCCGTCGAGAAACCACCCGATGAAATCGTCCCGGTCCGCGTCTGATTCGAAATCCAATGTCAGTTTGAAGCTCACGCCGCCCTCGCCTTCCCCGCCGCGGCCAGAACCCGCTCGACCCGCGCCGCCAGCAGCTGGTCAGCCGCGAGGCGCCGAGCGAACTTGTTCAGCATCACGTTGACGCTCGACCTGTCGCGACTGAGAGCCGCCCCGATGACGGCGTCGCTGTAGCCCTTCTCACTCAGGACGTGCGCCACGACGGACCGCAGCTCGACGTAGTGCCGGTGCGTGCTCTTGCCGGAGCGGACCTCGCGAGAAGCCGCGCGCCAGTCCTCGGCGACCTGGGAGCGCACGATGGACTCGATCAGTCCGGGCAGCTCGGCCGGGAGCGGCACAGGCGCGTTGTCGCCGCGCAGGGTCTGCATGGCGGCCTTGAAGGCGACGCCCTTGGGCATGCCGCTCAAAACCAGCAGCTCGTAGGCGTCGGCTGCGACCTGGTGACGGGAGGCGCTCATGGCGACCTCCGGGCGTGGGTATCAGTGCTGCGTCGTGGTGCCCAGGGACAGAATCGAACTGTCCACACATGGATTTTCAGTCCGTCTGGGTGCACGACGCACGGACAGACGGTGTTCGTCTCCATGCGTTCCTCCGAGATTCACACCCCAAGCCGGCCCGCTTCGACGCGCCGAGCATGTGCGAGATGGCCGGTGAGCGCGGAACGGGACCGCTTGGAGTGTGAATGACCGAAGCCATCTCGCACGACTATCTAGGCCACAGTCCGTTCCGCGGATCAAGGGAAAAACGTCACGATCTTCGGACGCACGTTACCCTACAGTCCCGCTATCTTCGATTTTCGGCAGGAAAACTGCGGTTTAACGCGTCGTGCACCAATCGTCAACGTGGCCGCTTGCGACTGGAGATCGGTTCATTCCACGGACGCGTTCAGCGCCGCAACGCCACCGTCGATGGTCGGTGGCGTGATGTGCCGATAGACCTTCTTGAGCATAGCGGGACTCTTCAGGCCCATCCACGTCATCTGGAAGAGCTCGGTCGTTCCCCGTTCTTCTAGGAACGTCTCGCACGAGTGCCGCAGACCGATCGGAGAGATGAGCGGCACGTCAGCCCGATGGCAGACGGCACGCATTGGCCTATTCGGGTGCCCCATGTTGCGGCCGGCCACCAGGTCCCTCGGGTGCGGCTGAATCGCTTCCTGGCGCTCGGAGAGGACCCGCCAAAGCCGATCTGGCATCGGGAGGGTCACCGGGGCGATGCCGGTCTTTGTGTTCCTCCTGACCCAGGTCTTCTTCACGAGGTCGACGTCAGTCCACCGGAAGCGGTTGAGGTCGGACGTGTGCATGCCGGTCCACCAGCCGCAGGCGATCCAGGTTCGCAGGTCTTCATCGTCACACGCGAGGTGCGCCGCCTCCCACTGCACCAGCGTCCAGAAAGCGTCCTTCGGGCGGCTGTCCGTCTTAATCACAACCCAGGGTGGGACCTTTTCGATCCAGCCCTGCCGAACGGCCTCGGCGAGAGCCATGTGCAGCGTCGAGAGGCGCTTCCTGATGGTCTCGCGTGCCATCCCTCGCCGTTGCTCTTCTAGATAGTACCGCTGGATCAGCGGGTACCCGATCGAGTCGAGCTGCCGGTCACCGAACCATTCCAGCAGGTACCTCCGGTGAACGTCGTGCATCCTGCGCGTCCACGGCCGGCATTCCAACGCGTTCGCGAGAAGATGATCGAGCGCGTGTCTCAGCGTACCAGCTGTCGAAACTCCCCTCAGTTCGAGCTGTAGCACCTAGTGCCTCCGTGTGAGTGCAAGTCGTGCATTTTGGTGAAAAGTAGTTGTAATTATGCGTCATGACGACGGCGCAAAACGCCATCAGCACAGTCCGTGCCGTGACGTTGCGATATGACTTTCAGGCCCTTTTCGGGCAGTTCGGACGGAAGCGACCGCTCAGTCAGGGCCGCGTAGTTTCATCACCGCTTCGGGTTACGGCGCCGCGGTCGCTTCACACGTCGCCCGCCGAACACGCGGTCAGCTATCTCGAGCACGTCGATCTCCACCGCCTTGATGCGCTTCTCGTGGTCGGCAACGGCCGCTCGTAACTCGGCGACCGTCTTGAAGTGGCCTTCGCCGGTACCGTCGGCCATCACCAACCCGGATCGTTCGAATGGTCTGCCGCTGCCGGCCGCTCCACCTTGGCGGTCTTCGCCACGAGCATCGGCGACCATTTCGCGTAGCCGTCGACCTTGATCTCGTTACGCTGCTTGTCGGTCAGCTTCTCCATGGCGATGTTGCCAGTGATCTGGACTTCTTCGCCCTGGCCGAGGCTAGCGAGCTGGCCGAACGTCTCGGAGAATGCGACCACGTCGACCTTGAGCGGCTTGCCCTTCCCGTCCGTCGTCGAGACGGTGACCTTGGCGAACTTGCCAGACTGCGCGGCAAAGACGCGCTCGACGATGCCGACGACTCTGAATCCGGTTCCGTGGTCCATCTACTTGTCTCCTCGTACAGGGTCAGGTTGGTGCATCAGCATCGCTAGGAAGTCCGTCGCCTGGTGAAGTTGCAAGGCGCCAATGGAGCTCGCCTTGTACGTCGACTGGAGGTACATGACGGTCCGCTCCTTCTGCCAGCGCAGGCGCTTCAGCTCTTCGCCGATCTCGGCAACCTGCTCCGGAGAGGCGAAGGTGATGAGTCCGGGCGGGCTCGCCTCTGGCTCGCTCTTCGGCGCGGAGACGACGTCCTGAACCAACTCGGCCATGAACGGGTCGCTAGCCGCCTGCATCTTGCGCTGCAGCTTCTCGATGAGGTGCGTCGCCTGGTCCTTCGTGATGTTGGCTGACGACTCCGTGCCATAGGCAGCCTTGAGCATCTCCTGCCACTGCTGGTCCGTGTAGCGACCTTCCTTCTTCAGGACGTGGATCATCGAGAGCTGCTGCTTGGTCACCTTTGGTTTCTTGGTGACTTCGCCCGACTTCGCGTCGATGACCTCGACCATGCCGGCCTCGACAGATGCCTGTAGGTCAGCTTCGAGGGTCGCGTCGGGCGGGGGCGCCGCAGGTTCAGCCACCGCCGCGACCACCCTGTCCTGACGCTGGCCCTTCGTCGACGGCGCGACCGATTCCACCTCGGTCTCATCGAGCATGCCGAGGCCGCACGCCGAAAGCGTCACGCGGCGCTTGGCCTTCGTCTCGGCCTTCATCATCGCATTGGACCGCGGCTCGCCCTTGAGGCCCTCAATGGGCACAGAACCGATAGACTCGTCGGTGCGGCCGGTGCGTGTCTCGGCTCGAGCCGTGACGATGTAACAGCCCTCGACGACCTCGCGAGACACGATGGACAGCGATATGCCGTGAATCTGGCGGAGCTGCTCCGTGCAGCTCTTGAGGGCGTAGAAGACCTGCTTCCCGTTGAGCGTTAGGAACTCGAACGGCTTGGTCAGAGGATTCAGGCCCAGCGACTCACAGACGCGGTTGTAGTACGAAATCTTCTCTGCCGGGCTGAGTCTGGCGATGTTGCCGCTAAGAAGCACTTCCTGCACGGTCGCCGCGTCCGGCATCGGAGATGGAGCAGGTACAAGCGATGTGGTCATGTTCAGTCCCCCGTGTTGCCGCATTCGAGTGCGTAGTCTTCCAGTGCCCGCACCAGCGCTGCGGGCGGATGCCCAGCGACGCGCACGTACTGAAGCGCCCGCCGCGCGAAGTACCCAGCCGCTCCGCACACGCGGTAGTGCTGCGCGATTCCGTCCGGGTCCTTGTCGCGTCCCTGCAAGACGTCGAGCTGCCGCTTGTCCTCGTCGGTAAGGTCCATGATGATCATACCGCACGCATCCAGTCGCCGATCCGGTCCAGCGCGTCCGCAATCGTGGCCACGCGGACGAAGCTCTCGATAAGCTCGCCGTCGCGCAGCCGCTCGATCGTCCAGTAGCCGTCGTGCTTGTAGACGTGCAGGCCGAACGTGCGCGGCGGCTGGTGCGCCGGGTACTCGACCTTGCGACCGTCGGAGAACTCGTACGTACCTGAGCCGTCGGCGCGGATGGTTAGGCTGTCGCCCTTGTCTGCTTGGAATGCGCCGGTCAGGTCCAGTTCCGCGATTGCCTTTCGTGCCACCTCCTCTAGCCGCTCGTCGACGTCGCAGGCATCGCACATGGCCCGCACGCCCGAGGGCATCAGCTCGCCGCACGACCATGGCGGCATCGGCGCTCCGCACCCAGGCATCACGACCACACCGCCTTTCGGCACATCGCCTCGACGAGCAGGCACTCGACCTCGTCGGCGGTGAGCAGTTGGACGGCGGTACGGTTGTCGACGCCGAGCCAGGAACCGATGAGGCGAACGTAGGAGCGCATTAGGCCGCCTCCTTGTGGCACGCTTTTTCGTGCTCGCACCTGCCGCACCTGCCATCGCCGATCTTGTTCGCGTCGAACGCCTTGCAGGTAGGCAGGTACTCATCGGCGCCCTCCCACTCATCGCACACGCAGCCATTCGCTCGTTCCGCGAAGTCGTGGTGCGAGTAGTAGTCTCTCCCGCACAGCATGCATTCATGGCGATCCATTGATTCACTCCATCCCTTCCGCGGCGCACGGCCGCTCAACCTTGGTAGGCGCCTCGAACTCGTCGACGGGCGCTGACTCGAATCTGACGATGGAGGCGATCAGCACCGAGATAGGTTCGGGCTCGGGCCGCAGCGGTGCGAGACGGGTCACCATGTGGCTTCCTCCGCGATGGCGGAGCTGATGTCCGGGTCGTGCGCGTTTCCGCAGTGCGAGCAGACAGGCGCAGCCTGGAACTCGACGCAGTCGCAGCCGACGCGCGTACACGATGCGTCGTCGCATCTCGTCGCCTCCATGTCTCCGTGGGCTGAAAGCTGATGGCCGCAGTCGCATTTCGTCGTCGTCATGACATTCACTCTACGCACACTCTACGGACGGGTCAATACTAAATCAGCATCGCCGTCGGAGATTCTCACTCCGGCTCGATGATGCCGCTCTTCCAGGTCTCCAGGGTCGCCGGCACACCAAGCTCCTCTTGGATCTTGTCGGCGTACTCCCGCGGGATGCGACGCGCCCCACCCTCCCCTGGCTTTACCGTCCATGACGCGACGGTTCCGGGCTTAAGGCCGTGCCTCTTGGCCCACTCGGTGACGGTGATGCGCTTCTTCTCATATAGCGCCTTCACGAAGGGGTGCCGTTTCGTGCGGGACCGCGACATTCCGCGCGCGAGCTTCGAAGAAGTGTTTGCGTTCACACCCTGTAGTGTTGTAGAGTCTGTGTCGGTTGTCAATGGCCCCATCGCCCGAATCGCCTCGATCGTGTCGGCCGCCCCTCGGAGCTGCTTCGCGCGGGCAGTCAGCGCGGCGGCTTCTCGCTCGAACCTGTCGGCCAGGGCGCGCAATTGGTTCGGCGTCATCGTCTCGGGCTGCTTCGGGTCGCTCACGGGCCAAACGTATCAGAAGGAAAGGAACGCCATGAACGAGAATTCGATCGACGCCGCGAAACAGCAGGTGCGGAAGGTGGAGCGACGGTTGGCTACGGGATGGGTCAAGTTCGACAGCATCGGCGTGCAACCTGTTGAGTGGAAGACGGTAGATGGTCGCTGGCGCTGCACATCTCACGTACACCTCGGCGACGGCGTGCTGGCGTCGCATGGAAAGCGCGGCCAGAACGGGGGCAACCCCGGCGCCTGCCTCGCCTGCGCCGAGTCGATGGGTGTTTACGAGTCTCTGGCAGCGGCGGAAACGACCGCCGAGCGTGGGCGGGCCGCTCTTTCACCGGCGGAAACCGCGAGCGCGAAAGCTGAGGTTGGCGCCTCGACGCCCGCCGCTGCCACCTGTTCATGCCCCTGCGCCCGCATGAACCTGCGCGACCTGTCGGGAGATTCGGTCTGCTACTGCACGGAGCGGCCGAAGCGGGAGGTGCGGGCGGTGGGCGAGTACCTCGACAACGACACCTCGGGCTGTCGCGAAGGCTTCGGCTACTACGACGGCTGGGCGAAGGAGCAAGCCGGCGTCGCGACCGGCCTGCACATGGAAGCGCGCCACAAGACGGCCACCGAGATTGCCTGCGAGCGGGCGTCGCGGCGGTACCCATCGACGTGCGACAACGAACCCTCGGGGGCATGACGATGACCTTCACCCGCATTCGCCCGCTGGGGCTCGCCGTCATCGTGTGCGGCGCGTGGGGACTGCTGGCCGGGCCGTTGGACCTGGCCGTCTGGCTGATGGGAGGGAAGTGATGCCGTACGTCGGGAAGAGCATGGACAGGAAACGAAACGCGCGGCGACGCCAGCTCAGCGGCGCTCATACCGCCGAGTCGTGGAACGCCGCGAATCCGATCGGGACAAAGGTCAGGTACTGGCCGGTCTATCCCCCGGTCGACGGCATCCCTCCTCAAGATACGACGACGCGATCGGAGGCGTGGATGATCGGAGATGGCTCCGTGATCGTAAAGGTCGTCGGCAGGACCGGCGGTGTTTGCCTGTCGCACGTCGAAGTGCTGCCATGAGCGCGCCGAGCAAGGAGGAGATTGCGCAACTCGCTAATCTCGTCGAAATTTGTTGCGGCAGCTTGACGGCGGCGAGAGTGACCGACCTCGCCGCAGAAAACGATCGGCTGCGCAAGAACCTGGAGATCGCCGAGCAGGGCCGCGATGCATGGAAGGCAGATAGAGAGCGCCTCGTGGGAGAAAACGAGCGGCTGCGAGCGGAGCGCGCCGAGTGCATAACGTTGCTTGAGCGAATCTTCGAAGAACACGAGAAGGCGCCCGACTATTGGGACCGACCGCTTGAGGAGATTGCCGGAAGCGCCGTTGCCATGCTCGCGAAGCTGCGAGGCCAGCCATGAAGACCGCGCTGGAACTGCTGGGCGATGATGGGTCCGCGCTGCTCGACGGCGTCCTGTGCGCTCCGGGCCCAGAACGCGACGAGTGCGACGTGTGCAAGAGAACGCTGCCGGGACTCGAACTTCTGGCCCAGCGAGCCCGCGAGGAGATGCGCGAGATGGCGGCGAAGGAAATCGACGCCGCTAATGCATACCTCGCCATGCTGATCCGCAAGCTCCCGGTGGCTCCATGAGCGCCGACAAGCCCGAGGCGGGGCGGACGTGCACCCCAGGATGCGGCGACGTCGAATACGAGGTCGGATGGTGCAGCGATGCGTGCCGTCGAGCAGGCCACTCGCTGAACCCGGCCCCGCGCCCCGTCGAGCACCCGTCGGTCAACTACACCTATCCAGAGGCGACTTGTATCTGTCGCAATGACGGGTCGAAGTGCCATCACGAGGTCTGCCAGCCCCGCCCCGTCGAGCGCTGCTCGTGCGAGGAGAGCGTCGCGCTGCGGAAGGCGCTGAAGGATATCGACAAGCGCATAGGCGGATTCGTCGGCCACCCAGGCACGACCGTGCGCGACATCTACGACATCGCCCGGCGCGCCTTGGCGCTCGGAGGGGAATAGACATGAGCTGCAAGACGTGCGGTGCCGAGAGGCACCTTTCGACCGACAACATCCTTGCGTTTCACCGCCTAGCCGACCGAATCGCGAAGCTGGAGGCGTGCGACTGCGCGCACGGTCCAGGGTGCAGGCTCGGCGTACGCATCCGCGGCGCGACACAAATTTCGGCAGCGGCGGAAACGGCCACGCGCACCGTGGGGAACATGACTTCCTCATTGACGGACAACGCGTCTCCCCGTGCCGCGCGGGAGACAACGCCCGCCGCTGCCGGACCTATTCCGCCGGGGTACGCGCTGGCGCCGGGGTGGAGAACGGTGGTCCCTCCATCCGTGCTAGGCGGGCCACTCTCTTGTGTCGCGAAGGGGTGCTTTGCCGCCGCGGTCTACTACGGCGGGAATGGCGCCTGCGCTGCCCACGCCGAAGAGATGGGCGCGATCGTCAAGGTCGAGCCGCCTATGGCGAAGCCTGTTCACCGTAGCGGAACGCATTTCGCCGAGCAACCTGTGAGCGCGGCTAATGAGGTGCTGTGCGCTCCTGAGTGCAGGTCAAACAAAAGAAGCGGGGCTGCATGCGACTGCGGTAAGCCACGGTCGGCCGCGGAACTGATCGAGAGACTGGATGAGTACGCCGCGAAGCAACCGCCCGCGCCGGCCCAGGGCGCACCCGCCGAGCCGCGGAAGCCTTTGAGCGCAAGAATCGACAAGTACCTGAGCCACTGGTTCGATGAAGGTACTAGGTCAGCCATACGCTATGACATTGCCGCCCTAGAGACGCGGCTCGCCGACGCCGAACGGGAGCGCGATGAGTTGAAGCAGGCTGTCATCACGACGGCGCAGACTGGCGCTGACGCCGCCGCTACGGCGGTCGCTGCCGAGCGCGAACGGTGCCTGTGGTGGGCTTCGAATCATACGTGGCCGGTGCACCGTGACGCCATCCGCGACGGGAGGCCGGCGAAATGAGGTACGCGTCGAATGTTGATGGCAACCACTCTGCGATCGGCAAGGCGCTGCGCGCCGTCACCGTAGCCAAGGACATGCGGCAACATGGCGGCGTCGGCTACGACTTCCTGGCGCGGCACCGAAAGACAGGGGCGCCGGTGTTCATTGAGGTAAAGGACCCTAGCAAGCCGCCTTCGAAGCGCGAACTGACGGAATCCGAAGAGTGGATGAAGATTTTTTTTCCTGAAAGCTTCGTCGTCGTGCTGACCGAGGAAGATGCGCTACGGGCTGTCGGCGCGCTAGGATAGGAGGATCGAATGGGACTTCACGGCAAGAGTAAAGGCAAGCGCAGAGGGCCTGGAGATGACGGCCCGACCACGGACGTATGGGTCTGCCTCAAGTGCGGACTGGCGTTCCCGTCAGACCATCGAGAGATGGTCCTAGGTGCCGGCGGCGGCGGCACTGGGAATTTCCACTTCCATGCGCAAGGAGGAAACGGCCAGGTGACGCGCGTCGGACGCATGTTTGCGCGCGCCGCCGAGACGCTATGCGGGCCGCGGTACAAGCGAGTCGATGCGCCAGCGCTGGAACCGCCGCCTCGTCCGGACCCGCTCAGGTTACCGATGTCAGAAATCCAGGCGCACCGAGATGCCGGCCGCGCGACTGGTAGTTCCCCAGATGCCGGCGGAGAGCGGACCAATGAGGCGGTGCTCGGCGGATACGCCTACGACAAGCGGCCATGGTAGCGCGTCGACAAGTCGCTTACCGCCGTCTTGCACGCCGGCTAGTAGCGCGACCGACCAGTTCGGTCGCGCCTCGACGGCGTGCGTCTCGACGGTCGCCTGGTGCGCCTCGCTCTGCCGCTCCTGCGTGCCCCGCGTGCGGGCCTGGCGCTTCGTCTCGGCCTGCTGGTCCTTCTCGGCGTGCGTCTCCTGCGTGACCACTGGCGAGCCGTCGGGCGCCTTCGCCCACTTCGTGACCGTCACCGTGCGGGTCTGCGTCGCTACGTCGTGCTGCACCTGCACGTCGTGAACGATTTTCTCGACGACGCGATCCTTATAGACTACATCGGTCTTATAAACGTCCTTGATACGTTCAGGTCCGTAGTGCCGGCCGAATAGCACGCCGAGAAGCGCCGCGACGGGGATGAGTCCGAGCCACCGCGGGCTCATGCTGCCCTCTTGGAGTCTGCGAAGAATTGCTGGCATCTCTCACGGAATACGCGGTTGTTCCACCATCGTCGAAGCCGACGAGTGTTCCGCTCTGCGAGCTCGACAAGCTCCTCGGTGATCTTCTCATCGTCGCACCAGCGATTGACGCCGCTTGAACAGGTGCCGTCGCACCAGACGAAGTGGAGCGCGTCCAGTTCGCGGTTCTTCCGTTCGAGCGCCTCTTGCTGGATGCGAAGTTGCCGGCGCAGTTCCTTGATGGTCTCAGCATCGCTCATCGGCAGTACCTCGCGCCCACGGCGGCCCCGTCAGCGTCTGACGGCCACGGCAGCGCCGCCATGTTGTGCCCCACCGCCTGGTCGTACAGTGTCGGCGCCTCTTGCATGATGGCGCTCCTGTCGTGGCCCAGGCCCAGGACGTGCCCGAACTCGTGCGCCGCGATGACGTAGACGCTGCGGATGTCCGACATGACCTGGAAGCGCACTTCTGCCGAGTCAGCCGAGCACCGCCACGTCCCGGCCGTCGCGCCAAGGGCTCGCTCGAGCTGAGCCGGCGCCCCGCATGCCGTCCCGTCGTAGGTCGACACCGTCACCCGCGCGTCGGCGGCCTCTCGCAGCACGTCGCACCCGGCCGCGTGGTTCCAGGCATCGACCGCGTAGTGCAAGCTGCCGTCGAACACCGGATCGATGCCGTCCCAGCGCACCGTGATCGGCACGGCGGACCACTTCGGGTCGGGCAGCCAGTTGACTTGCTGGCGACAACCGGCAAGGGCCAACAGGACGATAAGCGTCCTCACTGCGCGTCACCCATGCCGTTGCCGCCCCACATGGCAAGGCGGTCGCCTGCTCTGACATCGACGTGGATCCAACCAGGATACAGGCCGAGCCCGCCGATGCGGATGATGCCGCGGTCGTGCAGCTCCTTCGTCAGCCTGTGCAACGACGCCACCCGCTCGACAGTCGGAGAGGCGGCAGGGCGAACGTCTGCGGCGCGTCCCTGGATGTGCTGGCTGTTCTGGGCCACGCCAGACACGCCGCCGTTGCGAGCCGCGCTAGCCTTCGCCAGCGCCTCGTTGTAGGCAGCAGTCCGGTAGCCGCAGACGACGGCGATTGGACCGTCCCAGGCATCACGGATGGCGTCGAGGGCGGTGCAGAGCGCCTGTAAGCGGTCATCGACCCATGCGGCGGGGTAAGGATCGCCACTATGGCAGCGGAACTCGTCGACCGTGAAGAATCGTGACCTCATCTGTCGTCTCCGTCTTTCCGCGGAGGGAAGCGCCTCCGCTCGCCGTGTGGCGGCGGCAACTTCGCCGCGCGCCGCTCCGGTCCGAAATACAGCTCCCATTCCCCGAGGCGCAGAACCATGTGGACCGCACATACCGACCAGCCACCACCGGCCGATGCGATGCACGTGTGATAGCGAAGCGCCTCATGCACGGAGCCTGGGGCAGGCGCAACGATTTGGACTGGCATCAGCTTCCAGCACTTCCAGCACGCGCCCGGGTCTTCCAGCTTGGTCGGCGTCTCCTCGCCCTTGAACGGGACTTCGAGGTCGTCGTCGTACTCGAGGACGTATTCTGGCTCGGTGTCACCCACCGCCGGCTCCCCTCGCCACCGCATCAACAACGCAGTCGTGCAGGTACCGACGGGTCTCCTCTGCCGCCTCGCTTAGCTGCTTGAGCAGCTTGTCCATCGCTACCGCTCGCTCGATGAGCGAAGAGTCGTCAGGTCGACCAAGATAGCGTTCCATTTCGACAAGAGCAGGCCCAACCGTTCCGACGATAACGCCGAGGTCGGAGCAGCCGTAGCGGCCTTCTCGCCGAGTCTCTGCCGGACGATCACTTCCCGCACCCGTTGCAGCATCACCCCCGGCGAGTCGTCGTTCATCATGGAGCGACACGCGGCTCCTGTTGGTTGATGGTGACGGGGTGATTGTTGTTGCTCGTCACCGCAGGAGCAGACCGCGCCAGGGCGTATTCACCCGCGATGATGCCCGACGCGATCATGTACAGCTGCTGGTCGCACACCTTGAATATGGACGCCGCGACCGCCACCGCGGCGGCGATGGAAATTGCTGTCAGGTGGCGACCTTGGTCTGTCATTGTTAGGTGTTCGGAAGCGTCACGTTGCTCGGCGTCAGCATGATGAAATGGTCGTTGTCGAGCTTCTGCGAGGCAGCGGTAGTTCCGTTCGCCACCCAAAACCTAGGCAGCGTAAACCCGCCGTTGTTTGCCGCCATGGTGAACGAGACAGGCGCCTCGTTGTCGAAGGAAAATTTGACCACGCGGGCAGTGCCGGTCTGCCAAACCTCCACATAGTGCCAGTTCGCGTCGATGGATACGGTTGACAGGGTTGCTGCGGTGTTGTCCTCGACCATAAACTTTGTGGTGCTTGCGAACGCGCCGTCTACGCCGATGTAAACCGAGTTCGTCGCAGAGCCTGACGCCTTCGTAAGCTCGATGTATTGCGCGGCCTTGTTATCGACCGTCGTCGGAACCCTGAAAACCCAAAACAGATACCACCGACTGGCCGTAATCCCCGGGTCTGGAATCAGAGACGGAAGGTCGGTGCCGGCGCCGATCGGCGCAAGGACGCTGCCGCTCGCCGAGCCGCCAGAATCCATGCGAGCGACACCGCCTGACACGTCCTGGAGAATCGACACGGCGCCCGTACCGCCGAGCGTGGTTTTCCACTTCGACGCTCCGGCGCCGAGCTTATCGGTGAACGGGTCTTCAAAAACTGCCGGCGTCGACGTGAACACGCCAAGTGACTGCGCACGCTTGAGCGCGAAGGCGCGGTAGTCTCCGACGGCAGCAATATCCCCCCTGACGACCGACATCAGCCGTTCCCCCTTTCCTCGCTGTCGCCTAGGATCGAAAATCGCCACCTGGTAAGAACGTTCGCGCTGTTCGCATACTTGACGCGAACCTCGGGGGCGCTGACCTTCACAAACGTCTTCACGTAACCGCTCGCCGTCTGGTACGTGAACGACTGCGCAGACAGGTTCTCCCAGTTCGCGCCGCCATCGTTTGACTCGTCGATGGTTACGCCAGTGGCAGCAGAGTCGTGCGAAGAGTTGAGGTTGATGACGAGCATCTTGAACCGCGCGCCAGCTCCGCGAGGGCCACCAGCCTGCACCGTGCTGTCGTATAGGGTCACCGTCGATCCACTACCTGGGGTAGTCGACACGCCGTTGACCTTGTCGCCGGTCTTGCTGAGAGTGTGCCACCCGTGCATGTCAGACATCGTCGTCTCCTATCGTCCGAGCGCCTCTGCGCGCCGCTTCTCGAGTTCACGTTGCGCGGCGAGCGCCGCAAGGATTTGGTTCGTCTCTGCCGACTGCGCGACACCGCCGATAGCCTGTGCTCCGCCGGCCGGTGCGTAGAGGTAGCGACCGCGGAATGCATCCATGTTCATGCCGACCAAGTCTTTCCACCTCTTGAGCGACGTCGGGTTTTCGCCCTTCGCGTTCAGGTTCCGCAGCTTGTCCGGGTTGAGCCCGAATTCTAGTTTGCCCTTGGCTCGGACGAGGTCAGGAAGGTCAACTTGCCGCTCTAGTTCAGGGTGCCGAGAAACGAACCCTGGCAGGTCCGCGCGTTCTGCCATCGCACCCGCCGCCTCGGAATCGTTGTTTCGGTTGCGAAGGATCTGGGCAACCTTGGCATTCTCCTCCATCCGACCCTTGAGCAGCTTTGCCGGCTGGGTAGACAAGCCGAGCGACGCGCGGTCTACCTCCTGCATGTTCATGCCGCGCTCATAGATGTCGTTCGCTTCCGCGTACGGTCCCTCGTCGACCAGCACCTTGGCAGCGTTCGCCAGCGACTTGAACGACTGATCCTTGATGTTGCCGGTTCCGGCCCCGGTGTTCAGGCCGTACTTGGCCAGGCTCTGAAGCCGCTGCTTGGCAACATTCAGATCGGCTTGCGACATCGTCACGCGGCCGTCCTCTCCCATGACGGCGCCGAGGTCTTGCAACTCGCGTTTGATGGCGGGCCGCAGGGCCTCGGGCAGCTCCCCGACTGTCTGGATCAGCGAGGTAACGTCGGTCATCTCCTTGCCGGCCTGACCATAGTCGACGGGTTCGCGAGCGGCCTTATACGGAGCCTCGACGTTCTTCTCGAAGTCCTCGGCCATCCCGCGGCGGATATTCCTGGCGCCGATGGCGCTCGCCTTGCCGACGTTTGCCCGGGAAGGCTCAAGCCCGGCGATTTCCTCGACGCCTGACCCGCTATCGAGCGGCCCGACGTTACCGCCGTGTTTCTCCCACAGTGCCCTTGCCTGCCCGCCTGCGCTGCCACGGATGGCAGACCCGGCTTTCTTGAGCACTGCTCCAGCCGCGGGAATGAACGCTCCGATGGCGCCGCTCTCGATGATGTCATTGCCGCTGCCGCCCGTGACAGCCGTCTGGGTAGCTGAGTTCGCAGCGCCCGCAAGAATCGGATGCGCAGCGCCTCCAAGCAGAGCACCGGCGCCCATGCCAAGAGTACCTGCCAGCACCATCGTCGCCAGCGGGTCGTTGGCGTACACGTCCTCGTCGCGGCTGCGCTGTTCAGGCGTGCGTCCGGCCACGACGCGATCGGTGTGGATGACAGAATCGACCGCCTGCTCGGGCGACAGTCCGCGCGCCATGAGCGCTTCGTATTCAGGCGCGCGCGAAGGAAGCTTGGCGGCTTCGGCGGCGTAGTTCGTCGGCTTGTATGGAGACGAGGAGCGCTCACGGCGCGCACGGATTCTGGACGCGATCTCGGCATCGTCCATGCCTTCGCGCTTGGCCGTCTCGTAGAACTGACGTTCGAGTTCGTCCAGTGCCACTAGAACCCGTGCTCCCTTTCGAAATCGGACACGGACTTGCCCTTGCCGCCGCTCTTAACCGCATCGGAGCGCGATTCGTCCTTGGACTTGCGCCGTGGTGCCTCTAGCTGCCTGGTAGCAGCCCCGCCGAGGCGCGCCTGGTCCTCCATGTAACGCCGTGCTGCCGCTCCGCCGCCTGGCGAGTTCGGCCCGTACTGGTTGAAAAAATTCTGCCACTCGGTCGGGCTGATTGCGGCTCCTGACTGCGCGCGACCTATGGTCTCCATGTAGCGCCTGACGTTGGCGAAGTAGTTCGCCGCCTTCGGATCCAGCCCTTCGGTTTCGCTCTGAGGGATGGCCCCCGCCCCTTGTGCAAGCCCAGCGATGCCACCGCCGATGATTGACCCGATGCCGGTTCCGGCCCCGGCGCGCTGGGCACGGTCTACCCACTTCTGGTTGTTGAGCCACTTCTGAATATCTTCGTGGGTAGGCTCGTACCCGGAAGCGGCGATGTCTCCAAGGGCGCGCTGTCCGATGGCAGCTTGACGTGCGTCCTTGGCCTGCCCCTCGGTCGGAGTGACCTGAGTGCGGACGGCGCCGACTGTTTTCGTCGGGGCCACGCTGCCTGCCTGCTGTGCGACTCGGTAGGCGCCCTCGATGTCGCCTGGGTTGTCGGTCAGGTGTTGCGCAATCGCGCGCCCAACCTCGGGGTTGTCGTCGCCGGCCTGCGCCCGTCGCGCGCCAGCATTCGCCATTGCCGCCCGGTACATCATCTGGTGCCACTCGTCCTGTTTGCCGACGGTAGGCTTGTACTGCGCGTCGCGGTTGTCGGTCGCCATCTGCTTCCGATAGTCGGCGACGGCCTTGGCGATCTCATTCGGCGGCATTCCAGCATCGACCATCGCCTTGACGACAGGCTGGAAATCCTGGTCGACCGCGCCCATCAGTGGCGCCAGCCGTTCCTGCTGCTGGCGCAGCGCCTCGGACCTCGCTGCCTGCGCGGCGTTCGGGTCAATGCTGACCGGGCCAATCGGTGACGTTCCGGTATACGTCGGCGAGCGCCTGGAAGCATCGGCCAGCTTCGCGCGATAGTCGTTCTGCTCGGTGTCCTGCTGCGTCTGAAGCTGCTGGTTCTGCGCCACGACAGACGGGTCATTCGCCTGCTCGAATCGCTTCCGATCGGACTCGGCTTGGCCGGCAAGGTCCATCACCTCGTCGGCGCGCTTTTCGGGCTGCTCGGGCGGCGTGCGGGCGCTTAGAATGGCGGCCTGCTGCGCGATCTCAGGCGTAGCGCGTGGGCCGTACTCAAGTTGCGTTGGACCGATATCGCGCTTCTCGGGCGCCACCGGCATCTGCGGCTGTTGAGCCGTCAGGTTGATGCCGTATGCACGGGCGAGCGACATGCCAGACTCGGGGTCGTAGTCGGCACTCCCGGGCGTCAACATGGACTTGATCTTCGGGATGGCGTTCGCGACATCCATGCCCTGCTGACGCTGCTCCAGCGCCTGCGTGTGGCGGATTTGCTCATCCAGGCGGGCGTTCTCGCGGTCCATCGTCTGCTGCCGCATGAGCGTCTCGGCGCGCTTGGCTTCCTGGTCCTTCTTGACCTGCCTAGCGTGCGCAAACTGCGCAAACACGTCCGACATGTCGACGGGCGTGGGCATGATGTATTGGAACGCCATGTCCTACCCCCCGCCGAAGATGGCCATGAGCGCGCTCAGTGCGTTCTTGCTTCCCTGCTGCGTCTGATTAGCGGCAGCCGCAGCTGCGCCGGTGCCTGCCGTTGCCGATCCGGTGCCAGCTTCGACGGACTGCTGACCGCCCTGGCCGTAGAAGCCGCTGTACAGTCCCGCCTGGAGAGCGGCCGACTGGAATAGCTGATTCAGCTCATTGTCGATTCGCGTTTGGCCTGCTCCCTGCGCGTTTCCTGCGCTCTGGAAGTAGCTATTCAGCCAGTTAAGCCCCGTCGAATCGACCTGTCCAGCGAGTTGCCCTTGCAACCCGAGCCGTGCGAGCGCCTGCGAGTCGACCTGATTCGCGCCGGACATGGCCGCGTTGTAGCGGTTAAGGCCCTGCGTGTCGACGTTGCCGGCCATGTTGTTGAGTAGGCCGTAGTTGTTGTAGATGGACTGGTCGACCTGACCGGCGCCGGTCATCGCGGAGTTGAACCGATTGAGACTCTGCGTGTCCTGCTGCCCGGAAAGTGACCCGAGCAGACCCATGTTGGCGAGCGTCGTCGCGTCCGACTGCCCGGCCATCCCGGTGATTCCGGCCAGCCCGGCGAGGCGCTGCTGGTCGGACTGGCCTGCGAGAGACCCGAGCATGCCGGCGCGAGCGAGGCCCGTCTGATCGGCGGCGCCGGCCGCCCCTAGCCCCGAGTTCAGGTAGTCGAGCGCCGAAGCAGAAGCGGCGCCTGCAAGGGCGGACTGTCCCGACAGGCGTCCGAGCGTCGACTGGTCGGCGAGTCCGGCCATGTTCGTGATTCCAGAGAGCCGCTGCATATTCGCCGTGTCGGCCTGACCCGTAGCGGACAGCCCGAGTTGCGCGGCCTGCATGCGGTCGCCGAACATGTTCTGCGCGAGCGACTGAAGGGCGTTGCCCTGCGCCATGCGCTCGCTCGATGCCTGGCCGGCGACGTTGGCGCCTAGTCCGAGGCGCGACAACTGCGCTTGCTGCGCGGCCCCCTGGAGCTGGCCTTCCTGCTGGTACTGCTGCGCCCGCAGGTTCGCAGACCCAAGCGCCTGCGCGGCCAACGACCCGCCAGCGCCGTACGCACCCCTGGCAGCGGCAGCCTGGTCGATGGTATCGGCCTGCTGCTTCTGGAGCATGTCGTAGTAGGGATTGGTCCGATTCAGGTCTGACGCCGCGAACTGCTCCAGCGCGCCGGGGCCGCTCAGCTGCGATCCGTTCGCACCCAGGAAGCCCTGCGTGTAGTTGGCGCCGTTGTACAGCCCGGAGATGGCGCCCTGGTTCTGCGAGAGCTCCGACGGCGCGTTCGCCTGAGCCATCGCGCTACCCAGGTTGCGCTGCGAGTAGGTGTCGTTCCCGTACAGGTCGAGAGCGTGCGCACCCAACTGCTCGCCGACCAGTGGCGCGCCGTACGGGTTCGACGCGGACAGGGCGCCGATAGCCGTCGGTGCGCCGTAAGCGGCGCCGTTCTGCGCGTAGTATTGCTGCGTCGCCCCGGGGCCGGACAGGCCAGGAGCGAGCGCGCCGAGAGCCTGTGACGAAGCGGACGGCTGGAGGTACTGCGACCCGATGGCGTCGTAGAGCTGACGAGAGTCGCTCGGTCCACCCAGCGTGTTGCCAGCGAGTCCGAGCACGCCTGACGTCGCCGTTGGCTGAGCAAGTTGACCAGCCAGCGAGCCGTAGACGCTCTGACTCATCGTCGGCCCGGACAACGCGCCAGCGGCCTGTCCGAACACGGATCCGGTGGCGGTCGGCTGGCCGAGGTAGCCCGAGTATGCGCCGTACGCCTGCGACGTTGCCGATGGCTGTCCGAGTGCGCCCGCCGCCTGCCCGTAGAACTGCGACGACTGCGTAGGCTGCTGGTACTGAGACCCGTACTGCCCGAAGGCCTGCTCGAGCCATGGCGTAGGCGTAGCTCCCCAGGCCGTGGTTGAGGCGTACTGGTTTCCCTGGCCGCTACTGGCGTCGTAGCCGGTCGGCTGTGACTGCGGCGGCTGCCCTGTCGTCGGCTGGACAGGAGTGAACGCGGAATAGACGTTCTGGTACGGCTGACCAACCGTAGCGAATCCGGGGCGAATAGACGGATCCGACGAGATCGTGGCGAACCCAGGCCTAAGGTTTGAGTTGTATCCGACGTCGGCCACTTAGCCGCCCTGCTTTCCGCCGAAGTTGCTCAGGAACCCCTGCCAGGACGGCGACTGCGCGAAGGCGTTCTGCCGCTGCCCGTACCCGCCGGGCGGCATACCAGACGACGCCTGCATCTGGGGAGCCGAGCCAGAGGACCCGCCGCTGTACTGGGCGAACGGATTAGACTGACCAGCGCCACCGCCGAGCATCGAGCCGAGCTGCTGGTAGATTCCGCGGCCGCTTGGCGCTCCCATGCCGTACGCCTGCGACGCCGGGTTGTTTCGCGGCTGAGAGCCGAACGGATTCGCGCCGGCTCCCATCGGCTGCTGTTGCGCCTGCTGGTACTGCTGGATCTGCTGCTGCGCGTACGGGGCGCCGATGAGCCCCTGGGAGTTGAGCGGCGCTTGGTAGCCGACCATATTCTCCCAGCCGCGATTCCCGTTTCCGCTCGTCGCCCAGCCGTCAGCCTGCGCCTGCTGCGGCGTGTAGCCAGACTGCACGAACTTCTGGAACGCGGTCGACGGGTCCGCCGCGACGGCAGAGTTAGGGCCAGACGTCATCATGCCCATCGACGCCGTTTGGGCAGAACGGTACGCGTTGAGCTGGTCAGCCTTCTGCTTCTGGGCAGCCACCCAGGCGGGGTCCTGCTCGGCCGTGCTGTACGCGCCCTGGATCTGCTGCCACATTTCGGCGGGGACTCCGGGGGGCGGCGTCGAGTAGGCAGGCATTAGAAGTGCCCCGGCCCTTTCCGCGTCTCAACGGCAGGGCCGGTAGACGACAACGGCACGGGGGCGGCGGGCGGTGCGTGACTAGTCCACGGCGCCGGCCCCTGGACGCCGCCCATCTGCGACGGGTCGTAATAGTTCGTCGGAACGCCGTAGATCTGCGAGAGGATGCCGTTGTAGCTATTCATGCTACCGAGGGCCTGCTGGAGGCCTGACATCTGCCGCTGCCAGGCCGTGTCCGATAGCTGCTGTAGGTACTTCTGCGCTTCCTTGCCGGCCTCGCCGACGTCCTTGGCAGATTCTTTGTTAAGAATGTCGCCAGGATCGAAGTAGCTCGTCAAGAGCTTGTCGTCGTGGCCAGCGGCCTTGTCAATGCCGTACCCGATTGGGCCGAGGTATTTCGTGTAGTCGTACCACGCCATGGTTTCCTCCTACGAGATGGCCACCCAGTCAGCGGCGCCCGAGCCTACGGTGCGCGCCTTGTACCAGCCGGCAGGAGAGACCGCCGACGTGTCCTGGTACTCCTGACCAACGAAGGCCGCGCTGGCCGCCGGAGCGCCCGTACCGGACAGAGGCGTCACGCGGAACTGGAGCTCGCGGAGAACGGCCGTCGTCTCCTTCGGGCTCATGTTCTCGGTAACCGGCTTCATGCGACGGCCTCCAGGTCGGTGACGTCGTCTGCCAATTTGGCAATCGACACCTCGTCTGTGCCAGAATAGCGCAACCAGTACCGTCTGCGGCGGAAAACTCCGCCAAAATGGCAATCTACCGACGGATTTGTGTCGTACGGCTGGCCAAGGTCGATGACACGGAACGGCGTAAACCCCTTGCCGTCGTCCTCCACTGCCACCTCGAGTTGCCCTGACGTCGCCCCGAGTGGCGTGGTCCCGCGGCGCATGACGACGCGGACGCGAGCTGAGCGCTTGCGGTGGTCGGTCCCGAAGTCTTGCCAGCCGGTGACGAGCTCGGCGAGGATGGTACCGCCGATGTCTTGCCTAGCGCCTGTGTCAAGCCTGTACAGCCCAGCCGTGCCAGAGGCGCCGACCACGTTGATGTTCTTGGCGTCCCAGAATGCGTGCGTAGCAACCGGCCAGGCCGTATTGGCAGACACGCCGTCGTACAGTGCTCGCTCGCTCCACTTCTGCGCCGTGTAGTCGTACGCCCATGTCCGACCGGCTGTCGGGAATACCCACACCAGGCAGCCGTTGCGGTCGGTATCCTCGCGGTACCCGAAGGCGTCCGAGACGGTCCCCAGGTCGCGCAGGTCACGCTGGATGGCGTCTCCGACTGAGTTGTAGCTACGCCCGTCCGATTTGATGATCCGGCGCTTGTCATCGAGCCAGAAGTAGTAGTCATCGAAGCGAACGATGCTGTGAGCAGCGGAGCACCCTACGTTGATCGTCGAGATGCGCTGGAACGGCGTCAGCGGGTCCGTCGAGATGCCGTGTATCTCGGTGGTCGACGTGCCGAATAGGCCGAGCTCTGCCGTGTTCTCACGGATTGCGACCAAGCCGTCCGGGCGAGCCTCTGCCGTGATGAAGTTGAGAGCCGGCCAGCTCGTATCGTTCCCCTCGCCGAGGTCGGAATATCGGTACCTGCCAGGATTTGCCGGGTCGATGGCCACAAGCCGTTGCGCCAGGTTCGCGATGTGAGTCGTACTCGGAGACGTTCCGCCCAGGCGGGCGGTGTTTCCTACTCCCGTCCATTTTTGGATCTGCAAGCCACCGGCGATGTACAGATTGCTCGGCGACTCTGCAAAAACTGGACGGCCGACTCCTGCGAGCTTGGTCGAGGCGGTTGCCGGGTCAGAGATGGCCTGCCAAAGCGTCGGAGTTGCATCCGGGAGCGCATAGATCAGTCGGTCGGAGTCGACGCCTACGATCCACGTCTTCCAGCGGTACAGGCCGATGAGCGGCGCCGTCCCGAGCCCTGTCGTAGCGTACGACACGAGAGCTGGGCGGATGCGCTGCACGCCAGCGACGTCTGGTAGCCAGTTGACAAGCTTCGACGTCGCCGGAGACATGTCATCAGCGGTCGAGACCAGCCCGGCGGATATGTCGACCTGAGTCAGCACGTCAGTTAGCGGTTGCCGCCCGGCCTATCTCGTAGACCTTCGCATCGACCGGGTTGTACTCGAGCAGCAGGTTGACCCTGTTTCCCGTTGCAGGTGCGACTGCTCCGGACAGGACATACTGCGCGTTGAACGTCCACGTCACTGCGCCGCCGCTGGTATTCGAGCAGATGAGAGAGAACTTGCGCCCGAACCCTGTGGCGGCCACGGCATTTACGGTCACGGTGATGCCACCTGCTGTGGCCTCTAGTCTGATGGCGCTCGACTGTAGCGGCAGCGGCGTAACGGATCCGTTGGCTCCGAACGTGTAACCGACGGGGGACGTCGACGAGGTTCGCGAGTCAAGGATATCGGGGCTGATACCCTGCTTGTCATCGATTTGAGCGCCGGCCGTCGCGGCGATGTTGATACCGTGGGCAGAACCGCCGCCGAGGATGCCGCCGTTGCCGGCGATGACGGCGAACCCGGTACCAGTGATTTTGATGGCATCGGCAGCGCCCGTGTTGGTTGCGTCGATGTAGTTGCCGAAGATCATGCACCCGGTAGTAGCAACCGATACGCACGCTCCTGATGACCCAGCTCTCTCGATCAGGCATCCGATAATGGCCGCGCCAATCGTGCCCGATATCTTGACCGAGAAGCTGGACGCATCGGTGTTGTTCCCGCGCACTGACGAGTTGACGAGGAACCCAACAAACCCACCAGTCATGTCAACGCCAACTCTGAACATCGGGCCGTCGACCGTGACCCCAGACAGAGACAGGCACTGCCCTGAAATCGCCGTCCCCGTCGAAGTAGAAGAGTGGGTGATCTTGATGTCACGTACTGCGTGATTGATTGCAGACGTCCCCGACGTCGAGAATGTCAACACGCCAGCAGTAGCTCCAGTCTGACGAAGCACGGACTTCGCCCCCGAGCCGACGATATTAACCCCAGTAGTGCCGATCGTGAGCGCGGACGAAAGTTGATATGTTCCTGCTGGGACGAAAACGATACCTCCGCCAGCGGTCGCAACGCGTGTGATCGTCGCCTGAATGGCCGCCGTGTCGTCCGTGACGCCATCGCCGACGGCGCCATAGTTCTTCACGGACAACAGCATCTCGGTAAGGACGGCGCCAGGATTGCGCTCGGCGGCGTCGGAGTATGCCTTGTACGTCCATAGACCGGAGGACCCGCCAAAGGCAGTGGACCATCCGTCGAGCACGGTTTGTAGCCTAGTCTCTGAGCCGCCGCTGAACGCCGCCGACTGGATGTACTCCGATTCGGCTCTGGTCGTGTTCACGTTTCCGTCGAACAGCGTCGTGACGTCTAGTGAATCTTTTACAATGATCCGCGTCGGCTGCTGCGTGTATGCCGTTCCTGTCCCGCCCGCCGTAAGGATGAGCGGCGGCGTGATGGCAGTGGCGGCAGCACTGTCGGCGTAGACCGTGACAGGGGTGAGCGTACCTGGCTGGTAGAACCGGCAGCGGCCGGAGGCGACAGGGAGACCGGCGCTCGTCGCCATCCCAGCCGAAAGCATCTGAATCAATGAAACGGTGGCAGCCATTAGCCCGCACCTCCTCCGCTCGAGTACATGCCCCAAGGCGAGAGCACCATGTTCCCCCTCTCGGAGTCGGAGTTGACAAGATTTGACAGCTCTTGCTCGTACAGCGGCTTGAACGTCTGGATGAGACCCGTCTGCATGAACTTCGGCGCGAGCTCGATGGTCAATGCGTAGATCAGACAGTTCGACCATTCCGACGGGAAGTCAGGCGTGTCAGACCCGGACGTGAAGTCGGCGGCGCGCGTGTACGCGACGTACTCCAGCGTGTCACCCGTCTGGTCTGGCACTGGCCAAAGTTTCAGCGTCGCGCCGCCAAGCGTCTGTTCGAAGAAGAACTGACGCGAAGGCCCGGCCATCGTTCGGTCAGCCAGGACCATGTAGTCCATGCGCGACATGGCGAGCACCTGCATCGCGGAGGTTTCGCCACTGCGCGTGTACCGCGCCGGATCGTCGACGAGCAGCACGTCGGACGCCAGCGTGACCGTATCCGTACCTGCTGTCATGGTCGCCGTCCGCCGCACCGTACGCCACAGTCGCTTCCCGGTCGTGTCGATGCGCTTGACGATGCGATTCAGCGCGCGAGCGCCTACCTCGAACAACGGCGAGTTGGTGTTGTCGCGGGCGGCGCCAGGTGCGAGCGCGCCGACGTTTTCCAGGGCGCTCGAAATAATATCGTCGCGGGAGTCCTGGAAGCTTGTGGTTGCTCCGATGGTCATGGCCCGTCCGTGATCGTGGCGTTGTTCGTGGTGTTGATGAACGGCACGTCAGAAAAGGCCTTGGCGGTCCCGCCAACCGAAAGCACGTTCCCTGACGTCGCGGCCGTGCAACCTGCCTTTGGGACCGAGTAGGACGACCCTTGCGGCACGCTGAATATGTTCGACGTGTTGCTAGCGCCGTATACCGTGCCGCCGTCTGATGGCAATCTGACGCGGCCTCCAGAAAACGCTGGGTTCGTCGTCGAGAACACCCCGAGCTGAAGCCTAGGGGTCGTGTTAGGTACGCCGCTCAACGACGACGTCTCGTCGAGAAAGACTCTCGCCTCGGCGCCATACAACATCGCCTCCTCCTGGAATCTCGCCCCAGAACCATTCATGAAGTTGACTCGGCATCTCATGAATGCTGGACAGTGGAAGTTTCCCGAGTGATGCAAGAACGTGATCGCCGACGTCGATGCCGTTCCATAGAACAAGTCGCCTCCCCAGAACGTGAATCCTCCGGTCCACGATCCGGACGTGCCATTACCGGACTGTGGTCCCGTCTCGATGATGCATTTCATGATGTACGATGCAGACCCGCCTAAATTCGGATTGCTGAACGAAGAGACGACAGCTTGTCCGATCTTTAGTTGTGCAACGGCTCCGTACTGAATGTCCGGGAGAAATGGGTACGCCGGGAGTCGGTACAGGTCGTAGACGCCGAATGACTTGCCGTTTACGAAGTCTCCGGGCTCGGCTGGATTTGCCGACGGAACCACGGTCCCGTGCTGCTCGTACATCGGCGTCGAGATCTGCGCGACGTTCGCCGACGCAGCGCCGAGAACGAACGCGTATGTGCTGTCCGAATCTATGACCATCTTCCCGACGTAGGACGCGGCAGACGTAAGGTTCATTAGGTACGTCTGTCCTGTGCCGGCTCCGACGTTCTTGGCTGTGTAACCGGCCATCGTACCGGTGGCCAGTGGCGCCCCAATCTTCCCGGCGAACATTGGGAACGCCGAAGACGTCGGGGCCGTGCGAACATTCGCCATGACCCGAGCGTCGGACAGCGGTATGTCGCCCATGATGCTGAACAGAGGCGACGTCGTGTACCCTGGGTGGCCAGCTAGGCGCCTGTCGAGTTCTGCCATTGTCTTGAGCGGAACCGCCTCTGCCGCGGCCTGCGTGGCTCCCCAGCCCTTGTTTTCGTCGCTCCCGCCTACCGGATCGATTGCCCAAAACTGCGCAGCGTGAAACACACGGTTTGGCACGCCCATTCGCTCAAGCTGGCCCAGCCCGTCGTTGGTGGCGAACACTACCCCGTCGACCGGCGTCAGCGTGCCGCCCTGACGAAACCTGAAGTAGTCGCCATACGTGTCGACGTAGACCGCATGGTCGATATCTGCACTATATTGCGACGTCGCGATGGCGCGCGCCGCGCTGATGTTTGCGACGCGAACGCTCACGGGAAGCCCTCGTCTTCGTCCGTCGCTCCTATGGCATCGAACTGCGACGGCACGCCTACCGCTACGTCCGGCTCGGGACGTCGCCGTCGGTACGCTGCGATCTCCTGGTCGTATTCGAAGGC